GCGGGCTCGACCGAGGAATATTGACTATCAACGAAGCAAGAGAGGTTTACAACCTACCGCCACTCCCGGCGGACCAGGGCGACCGCTTCATAGCACGAGGCGAATACTATTTCATTCAAGAAGAAAACTCACAAGAGGAGGGAACAGACAATGCCGATGAAGAATGACAGAGAGTATAGGTCGTTTGACCTTGTAAAGAGAGCGAAGGAAGAGGGCGAGGAGTCCTCTTTTTTAGTTGAGGGGTACGCTTCGACATTCGAGGAGTACGAACTTTTTGAGGACGAAGACATGATTTTGAGGGAAAGAATCGAGCCTACCGCATTCGATGATGCGGACATGAGCGATGTTGTATTCCTTCTCGACCACACGGGCAGAGTTTACGCAAGGACAAAGAACGGAACCGTTGATTTGTCCGTTGACGAACACGGACTCTTCACAAGAACAGACCTCTCCAAGACAACCGCCTCCCGAGGTGTATATGAGGACATCGAGGCAGGTAATTATTCGCAGATGTCTTTTGCATTCACAGTTGCCGAGGACAGATTCGAGGAGAAGAGAGAGGAAGGCAAAAAGACTATCTATACAAGAATCATCGACCGAGTAAAGAAGGTCTATGACATATCGGCGGTCGGCTTCCCGGCTAACCCGACTACGGATATCGGAGTTGCTACTCGTTCAGCATTCAACGGAGCGATTGAAAAGCTGCAAGCGGAGAGACTTGAAGAGATGCGACAGAAGAACGAAGTCGAGAGGCTCAAAGCTATCGCCAAGTTAAAACTCATGGAGGTTAGCGACAATGACTAACGAAGAGATTATGGCTCTCGATATAGAGGCTATTGAGGCAAGAACAGCTGAGATCAAGTCTCTCATCGAGGAAAACAAGGAAGGAACAGACTTCGAGGCTCTCAACCTTGAACTCGACTCCATCAAAGCAAGGAAGGCAATTCTCGTTGATGAGCAGAGAAAAGCCGACATCGCCGCCGTAGTAAACGGAGAAGGCGAACCTACAACAATCACACTACCACAGGAGGAAAGAAAAGTGGCTACTATCACAGAGATCAGAAATAGCGAGGCTTATCTTAACGCTTTTGCTAACTACATCAAGACAGAGGACGATTCAGAGTGTAGAGCGTTGCTCTCCGAACTCGCAACAGGCGGACAGGTTCCCGTACCTTCCCTCGTTGACGAAGTTATCCAGACCGCTTGGGAGAAGGACGAACTCACATCAAGAGTTAAGAAGTCCTATATCAAGGGTATCGTTCGTGTTGGCTTCGAACTCTCCGCAACAGGAGCGGTAATTCACACAGAAGGCACAGATGCTCCCAACGAGGAGACATTGACTCTCGGTATCGTTGAGTTGAAGCCTGCAAGCATCAAGAAGTGGATAAGCATCTCCGATGAGGTTCTCGACTTACAGGGCGAGGCATTCATCCGCTACATCTATGACGAACTCACATATCAGATAGCAAAGAAGGCAAGCGATGAGATCGTATCTCTCATCGACGATGCTCCGGCAACGGCAACTGCAAATGCCGTTTCAGTTGCAAGTGTTACCGCCGCTACTATCGGTCTTGACACTATCGCACAGGCTATCGCCGCTTTGTCTGACAGAGCAACAAACCCCGTTATCGTTATGAACAAGGCTACTTATGCCGCATTCAGAGGTGTTCAGAACGGAGCAAACTATGCCGTTGACATCTTCGAGGGTCTTGAGGTCATCTTCAACAACACAATTAAGGCATTCTCCGCAGCTACAACGGGCGAGATGTACGCTATCGTTGGTGACCTCGGAGTAGGTGTTCAGGCTAACTTCCCTAACGGCGAAGAGATTAAGATTACAGAGGACAGACTCTCACTCTCAGAGGCAGACCTCGTAAAGTTCGTAGGTCGTGAGTATGTTGCTCTCGGTCTTGTAGCTGATAAGGCTATTGCGAAGATCGTTAAGTAATCTATGGAAGGATGGCGAGTCTCGGTTGAGGCTCGCCTCACTTCTTTAAGGAGGTAAACAATGAAGATAATTGCTACATCTTCCTTTTACGATAAGAGCGGACTTCACAAGAAGAATGACGAGGTTGAGATCGAGACCTCCGCATTCAACCCGACTTATATGGTAGAGATACCCGAAGTCAAGTTTGAGAAGAAATCCGCAATCGAAAAGATTACAAAGACAACAAAGAAGAGCAAGAAGGAGTAATTTATGGCTTTAATTGATGAGGTACGATTCGCCTTAACAAGAATCGACAGTTCCCTCGGAACGGCGGTTGAGAGCGAGTTCCAAAGGTACATAGATGCCGCTATCCTCGATTTGACCGAGACAACGGACATCAAGCCTTTTACCGCAGAAACGGCGGACGCACTTCTCAAAGAGGCTATTATTACCTTTGCTCTTTACTCGTTCGAGAAGGATTCCACAAGAAAAGACAAGTACAAGGTCGCTTATGATGACCTCAAAACAAAGTTGCTTATGAGTTCGAAGTATTCGACACTCGGAGCGACAGAGGAGGAAATATGACACGGCTCAACAAGATCGAATTGATTACAGAGACCGAGACCGAGGACGCTATCGGACAGACTATCTCGCAAGAGACAAAGACCGATATAATCGCCGAGGTTCGTTCCGTCTCCAGAGCCGAGTTCTTTGAGGGTTCACAAAACGGACTCTCACCTTCTTTCGTTTTCCGAGTATCGATGTTCGGCTATGCCGGACAGAAGATTCTTGTCTATGACGGCAAGCGGTATTCCATATATCGCACCTACGAGACGGATGATAACTACATCGAACTATACGCAGAGGCGGAAGTAGGTGTTCGTGATGCCTAACATATCGATAAAAGGCGGCTCCTCGTTTGAGAGTGCTATCGATAAGGCTTTAGGCGGAGTCGAGTTACAAGTTCTTTATGCTACCAAAGACGCAGGTAAGATTGCAGCTAACAAAACTGTAAAAGACTTGCGTTCTTTATCGCCTAAAAGGAAGGGCGGTTACTCGAGGAGTTGGAAGGTTAAGAACGAAGGTTACGACTACATCGTCTATAACAGTAAATATCCAGGTCTCACTCAATTACTTGAGAAGGGACACGATATTATCTCTCACGGACAGAAGGTCGGATATAAAGAGGGAACTCCTCATATATCGACCGCCGAGAGTCTCGGGGAATATTACTTCGAGAAGGAAGTCGAAGCGAATATAAAAAGGAGGCTTGGCTCGTGATTACACTTGAAGAAATCAAGACGGCATTCAAGGACTATACATATAAGTACGGTTCCGCACCTATCGGAACTAAACTTCCTTATATAGTCGCTACCGGTACAGAGTCCGACAACTTCTCCGCAGACAACAAAGTCTTTTCAAAGAAAAACGGAATTGAACTCGATTGCTACTTCGCAAAGAAGAACGAGTCGGCGGAACAGAATATCGAGGATATTCTCGACTCACTTGGTGTTATCTGGGAGAAGAACGAGTCCTACGATGAAACCCAAGAGTTCTACTTAATCACTTATACTTTTTGGAGGTAAAAACAATGGCAGCTAACAAAGTAAAGTTCGGCTTGAAGAATGTTCATTATGCCATCGTTACGGAGACAACAACTCTCGGAGTAACTACATCCTCATACGGAACTCCCGCCGCATTCCCCGGAGCGGTAACGCTTGAAGTCAACCCGACTTCGAATGATAGAAGTGTATTCCGTGCAGATGATAGCGATTACTACATCATCAGCGGCTCCACACAGGGATTCGACGGTTCTTATGAGTGTGCTTATGTTCCCGAGAAATTCGAGACAGATGTCCTCGGAATGAGAACAGATGACAACGGAGTTATCGTTGAGTCCGCAAGCGATGAGGTCAAGTATGTTGCTTTGATGTTCGAGATCGATGGCGACAATAGCGGCAGAAGATACCTTCTCCCGAAGGTTCAGTTCGCAAAGCCGGGCATCTCCGCAGAGACAACGGGAACAGACGGCAATCAGCCGAAGACAACATCTCTTGACTTGACGGCTTCGCCTCGTCCCGATGACGGACTCGCAAGGCTTCATACAGGCGACAATACAGATCAAACCACTTATGACAACTGGTTCTCGACTGTATATGTTCCTACATTCACTCCTTGACGGAAGGATAATCCGCACGAACAACCCCGAGGACACTCGTTCTCGGGGTTTTTATTTTAATCACGAGGTATTGATATGAAAAAGACAATCACGATCGACAACAAGGAGTTCGTATGCGAGGCAAACGCATTCACTCCGATTTTGTATAGGCAAATATTCCGTAAGGACTTCTTGACAGAGATTCAAAGACTAACGGCTTTGAAGGGTAAGAACAAGGAGACCTTGACGAATGACGATATAGACTTGTATTCCGACAAGTCGCAAGCCTTCTCACGGCTTGCTTTTATTATGAGCGAGCAGGGGAGCGGAAAAGCCGTACCCGAACTCGTGAAGTTAAACGATATTGACTTCTTCACTTGGATGACTCAGTTCGAAGCAAACGCATTCGAGAATGTCTCGACATTATCCGAGATCATCGCTCTATGGAAGGGCAATTCAGAAGATAAGCATATCGAAGCAAAAAACTAATCAAGCCAACGACTCGAGAAATGACAACGGCTCTATTTGCTTTAAGAGCAAAGCAAGCCGGATTCACCTTTGAGGAATTAAACCTCGTCTCGTTGGGTTTTATGAATGAGATTTTGACGGAATTGTCAAACGACTCGTTCGACTATCCGCAAAAGGCAGACCAAAACGACATAGATTCATTCTTTGGAGGTTGACGAATGGCAACGGGCAATATTAAGGGAATTACAATCGAGTTCAAGGGTGATACAACCCAACTCGGCAAAGCCTTGTCAAATGTTAATAAGCAAATACGAGACACCGACTCCGCACTCCGTGAAGTCGATAAGGCTTTAAAACTCGACCCGACTAATGTTGAGTTGTTGGCTCAAAAGGAACAGTTACTCGCAAAGCAAGTAGAGCAGACAAAGGACAAACTCGAACTACAATCGAGAGCTGCCGAAGAAGCGGCACAAGCACTTGCCGAGGGTGCTATCTCTCAAGAGGAATACGCAAAGTTAGCCGCTCAAGTCTCAACTACGGCGAGTAAGCTCGACGAGTTGGAGTCCTCCGCAAGCGGAGCCTCCGATGAGATGACTCAAACGGGTGAGGCGGTCGAAGATGCGGGCGAGTCCGCAGAAAAGAGCGGAGAGAGTTTCGAGGCTTGGGGCGATGCGATCAAAACCGCCGCCGAGGGTGCGGTAGTAGCTATCGGAGCAATTACCGCCGCTGTCGCAGCTACGGCAACCGCCCTTGCAGATGCAACCATAAACACGGCTTCGCTCGCAGATGAAGTCCTCACGATGTCAACAGTAACGGGCATATCTACCGACACTATACAAGCGATGAACTATGCCTCCGAGTTACTTGATGTCTCAACGGACACGATGACGGGTTCTATGACTCGTCTCATCCGTACTATGAGCAACGCTCAAGACGGTTCCTCATCAGCTATCGAGGCTTTTGACAGTATCGGAGTATCAATCACGGATACAGACGGCAACCTCCGAGACTCCGAAGCGGTATTCTGGGATATTATCGACTCGCTCGGACAGATGAGCAACGAGACCGAGCGAGATGCGGCGGCTATGGAGTTACTCGGAAGAGGAGCAAGAGAACTTAACCCTCTTATCGAGGCAGGTTCGGGAGCGTTCGAGGAATTAAGAGCCGAGGCAGAAGAGACCGGGTACATTATGAGCGGAGATACACTCTCCGCCTTTGGCGACCTTGACGATAATATGCAGAGGTTATCCAACGGAGCAACCGCCGCCCGTAATGCGATAGGCGGAATCCTTCTTCCTATATTGACCGAGTTATCTGGCGAGGGTGTATCACTCCTCAACGACTTTACAACCGCCGTACTTGATACGGACGGAGATATAAGTCAACTCGGCGATGTTATAGACGAGATGGTTCCGAGAGTTATCGAGATGCTCGACACTTACCTCCCGATGTTATTCGAGGTCGGAGGAACCATCATCTCAACACTCGGACAGGCTCTTCTTGATAACTTGCCTTTTATCCTCGAGTCAGGAGCAAACCTCTTACTCGGACTATTGCAAGGTATAATCGACCACTTGGGAGACATGGCTCCGACGATAACAAGCCTCGTACTTACATTGACTACATTCTTAATTGAGAACTTGCCGACAATAATCACGGCGGCGGTTCAGATTATAGTAGCCGTTACCGAGGGAATGGCGGAGGCTATGCCCGAACTTATCCCGGCGGTAGTCGAGGCGGTTCTCACTATATGCGAGGCACTTGTTGATAACCTCCCCGAACTCATCCTTGCAGCTCAACAACTATTCCTCGGAATAGTCGAAGGTATCATTCTTGCCTTACCAGACATCTTATCGGGTGTCGTTGACTTGGCTTCACAGATTCTCGAGTCTTTGGCAGAAATCATGGTTGAGTTGCCTCAAAGAGCGTTGGAGTGGGGTCTTGACTTCATCAATGGCTTTGTTGAAGGAATAACAAACGCACTTCCAAACCTTATAAACGGAGTATCGAATGTAGCTTCGACAATAGCCGATTATCTCCACTTCAGCACTCCCGATAAGGGAGACTTGGCGGACATGGATAGACATGGCGGTTACGGACTCATCGAGAACTTTATAGACGGAATGCAGAATGCGGACGGAGACCTCCAGAGGGCATTATTGCAACAGACGGCAATAATCAACAACGGAATATCCGCTCCCGACTACACAGGAGCCTTGAGCGGTATCTCTTCGCAGTTAGCCGGACTCAGAGGCGGAGTCCCTCAAGTCATAAATGTATATGTCGGCTCACAGAAGTTCGCAACGGCGGTTGTTAATGCAAATGCAACGGAAAATTATAGAACGGGAGGCAACTAATGGAACTCGGCAAGTTTATTAAGATCAACAACGAGCAAGTCCCGAATCCCGAGTCATTCGACGAGACTTTGAACCCTTCCGAGAATATCTACGAGTCGGAGGTGGGGACTCAACTTGCGAATATCGTAAGACTTGACCGCTATTCCTTCTCGGCGAGTTGGAATTGCTCTTCAAGACTCAAGGCAAAGTTCCTTGCTTGGTGTAAGTTAGCCTCCGTTGATGTAACTATCAACGGAGTAACTACAAGTGGAAGGATGAGGCTCGGAGGCTCTATCTCGCTTGTTGAGAACTCGGCAAATGTAGGAGGGACAGAGGGGCTTTGGACGGTTCCTATCACTTTTGAAGGAGAATAAGAAGTGTACCCGGTAAGCAACGACTTTAAGGTTAAGATGAAAGACCCTCAAAGGGTTGAGCATATACGAGGGACAGTTGATAATATACCCTTCACGGATGCGAATATCATCTCTTTGAGATACTCGAACCGATGTTCAGATACAAAGGATGTCACTCTCGGTTCGGCTTATATCGGTCAGATTGAGGTATCATTTTGCAATCTGAATATCATTCGAGGCTCTTGGCGAGGACTCACGATCAGTATTGAATACGGACTCGAAATAGATGACCTCGGCACTACGGAATGGTTGCCGATAGGCTCGTTCTTTGTAACACAAGCAGAATGGACGGACACGGGAATAAATATCACCGCCTCCGATTGCTTGGCTCGTCTCGATAACCCTATTCAGTTTACTTCGACAGTTGGCAAGATATATGGCTTTTTATATCTACTTGCTATCCAGAGCGGAGTTCAACTCGGCATAACGCAAGTTGAGTCGGAAGAGCTGCCGAACGGAAACGAACCTTTATATCTTGCATTCCCGAACGATATATCGACAAACCGAGACTTATTGTCTTGGGTTGCTTCGACTATCGGAGGCTTTGCGACCGCAGATCGGGACGGCAAACTCACTATAAGGTCTTTTGCAGACTCGGAGGTCGTTGACAGATGGCGAGCGGTCGATAGAATATCCGGCTCGACATTCTCGGACTATGAGACTCGATACGCAGGTATAGCGGTTACGGACTTTGATAGTGGTTCGGTCGAGTATTACTATGCAACGGGTGGAGAGGGTTCGATGATAGATGTCGGCTCAAATCCGTTGTTACAAGCCGAACTTGATACAACGAAGAACAGAACAAGGCAAGCGGTAGCCAATGTTGTAGGCGGTATCGCTTACACTCCGTTCAAAGCTGCAATCTTGAATTGTCCCGTCTATGACCTCGGAGACCTTATCGAGTGCGTAGGCGGAGTTGCCGGGGACGGAGTTATCACTTGTTGTGTAATGTCTATCGATTGGACATACAAACAGACAACCGAGTTACAAGGCTACGGAGCAGACCCGAGCCTCTCCGCAGGTAAGACAAAGGCGGACAAAGCCGTCTCGAGCCTATCCAAGAAGGCGAAGGATGATGCCTTGTCTTACTACACCTTCACCAACGCAGAAGAGATCACTATCAACTCGGAAGAGCAGACAACTCTCATCGATGTGGAGTTCGCCGTCAATTCACCTACAACCGTGATGATGTTCCACGAGTTGAAGATGCTCAACCATCTCGTTGACGATACTCAAACAGTAACTCTCTACTTCTATCACGGCGATGACCTCATAGCTTATCAGCCTATGGATACCTACTCGGAGGACGAGACCTATCATTTCTTCCCATCGTTCTACCCCTTGCTCGATGTAATGAATGGAATGACTCAAAGATGGAGAGTCAAGGCTCAAACTTCATCGGGTACGGCTACAATCGCCGTTGATGATGT